TACTATGATTCATTAATTTATTTTATTTAGAATTCCATCCCTATAATGCTCCGCAAACTCAAGCAAAGCTCTTTTCTTAGTCTCGTAGTACCAACTTTCAGAGCGATTAAGTTTCGTCATAATCTCTTGATTAGATAACTTTTCACTAATCAAGTAACACTCAATCAGTATTTGTCTGTAGTCTATCTTAGACAGTTGGTTAATGGCATACTTAATTGCACCTAGTTCCTCTAGGGCGCATTCTCGCCTTATTTCAAGGTGCGTTCTGCGCGTGGAATGGTATTCTATATCAAACTGGTAAAGCTCGTTATAAGTTAAATCAAGGCTATTGGCGATACGTTGCCACCTCTGGAACTCCTTAAGTTTACGCATGGCGTTCTTCTTGTTCATCTAACACCTCTAAAGCGTCTCTATGTAGTTTGAAAACAGTATTCCTTGAACAACCTACTTTATCTGGTATCTCGTCCCATGATAAGTCATCCACATATCTAGCCTTAATAACAGCTATCTGCTTCTCATCTTGTAGGGAGGTAATCATGGCTAGCCTCTTGTCACGTTCTTTTGCCAAACATAAGAGTTGCTGTGCAGTACCTTTTTCAATGCCATTTAGTAACTCAGGATTACGAAAAGCATTCATCAGCTTGATGTCCTTGTCTCGTTGTTCCTCAAATAAGGTCATTAAAGCAAAAAGTGGCTTCAATTCTTTTAATTGTTCTTTAGCGCCCATGATTAACTCCTTTTTGGTATAATTCAGTTAAGCTTAAATTTAACCAAGGAGACGTTCTGTGTGAGCGTCTTTTTGTGTTTCTCGTTTCGTAAACTAGATATTTTTTGTAGTACTTCGCTTTTGGCTTCTAAAATCGTTTCTAAGCGCTTTTTAAAGTTGGTAATATAAAATATCAACTTGTCAGATAGAAGGTCTAAAACCATGCTTTATTTTAGTCTGATAAAGTCATTCTTTGTGGTAGGGTACTTAGCTTAAATTAGATATAAAATCCTTTAGAATCAAGCTTTTAACTTTTATCAAAAATTTCAAAAAGGGAATTTTTTGCACGGAAAAAGGCGCGTTCTCAAAAACACGAACGATATAGCCCCGTTAAAAAAAGAGTGGGGGTGTTTCCGTATTATAACCAGTGACTGGCTCCCTTATCCATATAATAATGAAATCTCCTCCAGTGATATAAGTATTTTGACAATCTCATGTATTTTGGACGCTTAGGAAAGTCCTCACGACTATAATAATCATGTTTATGTCTTGCTTTTGGATCTACTTTCAAACACTCTTTAAAGGCTAATTGCCAATAGTATTGACAATCTGTCTTGCTTCGGTTGAGTGTCGCTTGATGAACTTTCTGACAAGAACCACAAGCAAAGATATTGTAAATTTTAAACAGCTTCCGACAACGTCTCTCACATTTAGGACACAAGAAGAAGTAGCGTTTACCACCATAAGTTCCTGGTATCGTTTCAAGTAATAAGTTTTGATGGTTATAATGAATAACCAGATTATCTAGGTCTATGCGAATAGGTTGGTTATCCATTGTTCCTGTAATCTTTGTCTTCCTCTGTGCCTTCATTGGTTTAATGATACTTTCAATAGCTAGTTCTAACATTCTTTCTCCTTAAAACTCAAACAACCCAAAACTATTGATAAAACGACAAAAAGAGGGAAATCCCTCTGATTGTTTATTTAACGAGTAACTGACCTTCAACAACCATATCATACAAATGGTTAAAGGCTTGACTGATAGTTTCAAGGATAGCTCCTAAATCGTCTTGGCTCATCTCCTGATAATTCATAGAGAGATGTTCAGCTAGTTGGTCATGGTCTGAGATGAAAGCCATGAGTGTGTCTTGTTCATTAGCTTCCTCTTGAGTAATCTCAAATAAAGGAACCACGCGCTGATCATCAAGTTCTTCAACTTCCTTAATTAATTCATTTTCCTGAGCCATGTCATCAAGTTCTTCATCCGTCATATCCTCAGGTTGGTTGTAATAGTCCTTGAAACTGTCACAGATACGCTTGAAGACCTTGCTTAGTTTCTTATCTTCCACATACTCCAGCACTAACTGACCCTTGCCTTTAATCGTTACCCCAATCACGGGCGCGTGATATGTCCCAGTCATATACCCTAGAATGGCATGGCAAGCTACCTGAGCGGTGTCAAAGTCTTTAAAAGTGTAGTGGAATGTGAATGTTTTTGGTGTGTCTGAAAATGTTCTCATGTTATTTCTCCTTTGTGATTGCTATAATGTCTGATAAATTGATAATGGCAGAAGGACACGCTACCCAGTTTGGTTGTTGGCCAGATAAAAGATATTTGACCAACTCATTATAAAGGGTGCGGTCTCCTTGTATGGTGATGGTGTTACCACCTCGTGTGTGTAATTGTAGTTTCATATCAGTTACCTGTACAAGACCAATAAAGAAGTTGTGGTACTCATGTCTTCATAGTTGCCATAAGTTGCTTCTTGATATTTAATATCAATCACTTTCTTATCAGCAATAAAAGAATTCACCCTGTTTTCAAATTCCTCATTAGTTTCATTTCTGAATTTTGGCAAATCCATATACTCGTTAAAGCCTGTTTCAATTCGCTTGCGATTAAATAGTTTAATTTTCATTTTTCTTTATCCTTTCTGATTTTGTGACATTTGTGACATTGTGTGACGTTTTTAAAAAACTCGTAATCCCTTGGGGCTGTAAGGGTAGCTCGTGTGACGTTTTCTAATTGTAATGTCACAAATGTCACAAACTACTTGTGTTTTGCTTTGCTATTCCAATACCCTCTATCTTGTTTTGGTCTCTTGCGTTTCTCTGGTGTCTCTCTACCGTTTGAATAGGTCGCAAGACTAGCATAATCGGGTGTATCCTCTTTAGGGTAAAAACCTAAATGTAATTGCCTACCTGATGGGATAGTTCTTACACCAGTTCTAATGTAAGGTGGTAAAACCTGCTTAATATCTCTGTGCAATCCTCTTTCGGTCTTAAAAAACGATTGATTAAAATAATCTTGATACTGTTTCCAGCAATACCAAATAAAATCATTGGGAATAAATTCACTCGCTAAATCTTCTCTAAACGTCTTTTCGACAAAATCCAAAACAGGGTTAATGTCCTTTTGGTGTTCACCTAATAAGGTTTGAGATTGCTTAGGATTGATATCCTCTGATGGTGTTTCAATTGCTAACTTAACCAAATACTCTAGGACTTCTTTGCGATTGATATAATCTTTCTTGATAGCTGGGTTTGGTTTATCTTTAAATCTGCTTGAAAATATCAAGATTCTAAACCGCCTGTCAATTGCTGATACATCACCATTCATACGTGGGAGACCATTGGAAGATTGTACAACGGTCATATTTAACCTCAACGAATAAGGTTTTTTCCCTTTGTCCTCAATTGTCATAATATCACCAGTCGCAAGGCTGAACATGTCCGAGGTATCTTTGATAATAGCGTCTTTTTGAACGTCATCACCGATAACTAACGATTTCCCAAGCAAGATAGAAGTGGTAAAACGGCTTTTATTTAAGTCTGTAATTTTAAGACTTGCAACGTTTTCTAAACCAACTAAATTTATCAGTAACTGCTGAAAAGTTCCTTTACCTGTTCCGCCCTCTCCATATAACCAAAAAATTTTCTCGAGCGATTGACCTGTGATACTCGCTTTTATAATTTGAATGGCAAGCTGGTATAACTCCTTATCACCGTCAAACAGTTCTTTTAACCATTCTGTCACTTTCCACCCATTTATAGTAGGCTCTTTTGCATAAGGATTGTAGGCGGTTTTGATTTTTCTAGTGACAATGATTTTAGGATTGAAAGGTTCAAACTCGCCTGTTTTGTTGTTAAAAAGTTGTTTGCCAATAACCGTATACTTTCCTTGAATTTCTTTCATTTGGCTTTGTCTGGCAATTTTATAAAGGGTGTCAAAAGCCTGTTTTTCCGTTGCGTTTGGGAAAATTGTAGAAATAAGGTCTTGTAAAAGTTCGTTATCCTCTAACCAGATACCAAAATCAGGGTTATAGTAGTACAGAGGGGCTTTCTGTCCTTGCGCTTCTGGTTTAATCCTGATAAAGTGGATATATTGTTTCAGCATGATAGCAACCCCTAGCGGTGTTTTAGGCAACGCTTTTTCGCTTGCTTCTTGTCCTTTTTGGTGGGCTAGTTCTTTATGCTGTACCTCGGTCAATCTGCCCGCTTTTACATTCTCAAGATGTTCGCTGTCTGCCATGACCTCATCATAAGCTATCTGATAGGCTTCTTCTTTAATACTCTGACATTCCTTAATAAGTTGCCCCCTAACGCTTTTGAAAGTCTTGAAATACTTATCTTCACTTTCACGCGCCTCTAAGATTTCACTTTCAAGGCTTTTCAAATCTTCTTTTTCTATGGCTCTATCCTCTCTTTCTAAATTCTGCTCTTGCTATACTGGTAAAAGTGCGGTCTAACTCCTCAATCGGTAATGGGTTATCTGTCACACCGTTAGCTATCTTTGTCAACTCGTAAGCTGTTTCTATATCACAATCAACCCATTTATTAAATAGCAAACCAACAAATTTAGTTAAGGCTACATTACGTCCGCCTTCGTCTCCAAAACCATTAAACAAGGTATCTATGACCCTCATGGTAATAGAACGCTGACTTCTAGGGCGTGACGTGTAAGTAGTAGTAACCTGTCGGTTGGGTGCTTTAGGGACAGGATAATCAAGACCACGGTTCACATAGCGCTGATAGTCTTCTGGGTCGCCTGTTGTGACGGGTAAGCCTTGTAATTGCGACCAGGTAAGACTAGCTAAATCAAACGGTAGTCCAATCTTATTAGCTA